TTAATCACAGACCGTCACAGCGGTTAAAATTAAACAGATTTCACGGATTTAATTAACAACGAATGGACACGAATAAACGCTAATGTTGTGGAAAGTGCAAAAGTCTAACTAACCAAATGTCTAATTCTGAAAAAATTTTCAGCCGTAAGTCCTTGTAAAATAAGAAACTTAAAAAATAACAAGTGCTACTTGTTAGACTTTTGCTTGACAGCACACATAAAATGGAAGCGAGCAGTAGCGAGCTACCGAGTATCGCTCTGGTTGCCAAATTTGGTAAGGTGTAAAGGCTATGAATTCTGAAAACCCGCAAACAGCTACACGATTATCAAAAGGTCAAAGTTTGGGCGGGAGGCCGAGGAAATTCAATTCTCCATGCGAATTAGAAGTTTTGGTGGATGAATACTTTGCTACTGAAGATGGAAAAAATTCACCAAGCGTATTTGGTTTAGCGTTAGCCTGTGATTTTCCAAGCATTGAAGCACTTGATAATTTTGGGGGTTATTACGAAACTAAAGATGAAGAAGAATTAAAAGAGTATTATAAGATTGTTTCACGAGCAAAATACAAAATCCTTCGATTTTTGGATAAAATCTGCGTTCGTGATAAAGGAAGTCCTCAAGGAGCTATTCACCGGCAAAAAGTAATGGGATATATTCCTACGGAAAAACACGAAATCAGTGGTAATTTGACGATTGCAGACATTGCAGCCCAAATGAGCGGTGATAAAGACTGATACCATAAGAACTTACGGCAAAAGACCGCTTGTCATACAGGCAAGCAGTCGGCTTTGATAATTAAATAACGGGCAATTATCCCCGACGGGGGACTGAAAAAAAAAGACGGCTGATAGGAGCCTATCCTTCTACAGTCGTCTTTTTTATTGCCCGTAGAGTGATTATGGTATCAAAAACCAAAGAAAAACAGATGAAAGAGGTGTATGAAAGGCTACTGGCCTATAGGCACGACCCTTGTGGCTTTATGACGAACTGTCTGGATGTCAAACCGGAGCATTTATGGTCCAAGATGGTCGAAGTGGCCGAATCGGTCAGGGATAACCAATTTACGGCCGTTCCAGCAGCTTTTAGCGTATCTAAGACCTATGGCGCTGGCCGGATAGCTGTTTGGTTTAAGAGCTGCTTTCAGCCTTCTACAGTCATTACTACGGCGCCGAGCGATAACCAAGTCCGCAACCAGCTTTGGCGCGAAATACATGCAGCTCATGCAGGAGCCAAAATACCGCTTGGAGGCAACCTCACTAGCCTAATGTGGGACGTTAAGCCTTCCAAGGCCGTATTAGAGCGTCTGGCGCCGTCTCAGAAGGGCATGTGGGAAATGAATTTTGCCATAGGCTTCTCGACTTCTCCAGACCAAGCCACAGAACATGCAACAAAAATGCACGGTTGGCACAATCGTTGGGTTTTAATCATCTTAGACGAGGCTTGCGGTATTCTACCTCAAATTTGGCGTACTGTAATGGATTGCTTAGTCACAAATGAGCGGGTCAAGGTCTTAGCAATAGGCAATCTTACCGACCCATTGAGTGAATTTGGTCAAGTCTGTGAAGGAAAAGACCCCAAATGGCATATTGTGCGAATCTCAACGAAAGATACGCCCAACTATATTGAAGGTAAGGAAATTATTCCAGGGGTAACAGGGCGAGCATACGAAGAACGGATGCGACTTCAGTATGGTGTTGATAGTAACGAGTATCGTATTGGTGTCTTAGGTCAAGCCCCAGATTATCGAGAAGGCACATTTTACGGCAAGGAATTGGCTAAGGCTCGGAAGGACGGCAGAATAGGTCATTACCCACACGACCCAACTGCCATAATCTATAAATTCCTTGATTTAGGCGATATGTATAATGCTGGCATAGATATTCAACTCTTGGCAGGTAGAATCAGGATAATTGACTGTTATTGGGATAATAACGGCGAGGGTATACCAGGTGTAGTTAAAACAGAAAAAGTTAATAGCTTTGAAAAAGATTATATCTATGACAAAGAACATTGGGCAGGGCCAGACCTATTGACAAGCAATAAGAAAGCCGGTTTTTCCGGCATGATGACTAAGGATATAGCAGACCAACTCAAAATTGAACTTACCCCTATAATTCCGCACAGCCTCGATGATGGCATAGCAGCCGTACGTTCTATTTGGCCGTTATTGGAGATAAATGAAGCTACCTGCAAAGTTTTTCTCAATGCCGTCAAGGGTTATCGTAAGAAAAAAGCTGAGGCCTTGAGCACTGAAGAACAACCAAGCTATCATCAAACTCCTGTACCTAACGCCTGGGAAAACCACATGATGGACGCCTTTCGGCATTTAGCGGTAGCTTACAGATACATGAAGATAGGGGGCAAATATATCGGTTATACGGAGCCTGAGCCAGTATATCCTTACGGTGAAGTGCCTGAAGAAAATGTTTACGATCCTATGGATTTAACGAGGTTATGATTATGGGCGGTGCGATTAGTGCGATATTTGGCGGCAAACCCAAGAAGCCTAAACAGATTGTACAGCAGCAGCGGCAAATTGAGAAAGTTCAGCAGGACGTTAAGGAGACATCCAAAGAATCAATTTTGAATCTATTAGCCAAGCGTAGGCGAGCAACGATTTTAAGCCAACTAACCGATGCTCGAATAGCCAAGAGGAAATTGGGGGCAGGATAGAGATGGGTAACTTAAGGAAACTACAGCGCAAGATGAATCAACCTAATGCCTTAATAGCGAGAACGCATTTTATATGGAATGATGTGGAAATTTGCTTAGTCATTCCATTTCATTTCAATGTAGATGTAGTAGTCAATGATTTCAGAGAGTTTATGGCTTTAACGATTGAAAGGGCGAATGTGCCTAATATGCGTGATTTATATGCAGTACATGCAGATATTTTGGATAAATTGAAGAAAGGTGAAAGTCTCTTAGATGGAAAAATCCAAAATAATTAGAAAATCAAAAAAGACCAAAGTATTGTTTTGCTTAATGTTTGGACATAGATGGGAGATTGGATGTTTGAAGAAGAGTTTAGCACCCGCTATTCGGTGTAAAAGATGTTATAAAGTAATAAAACTGCCAATAGCAAGCGTTTTTAATAAATCTTGTTGTGAAATTGTTTAGATGAACCGGACCCCAGACGAGATAATTAAAGAGCAAAAACGACTCGAAGAAGAGCGTAGCAATTACGAAAACTTGAAGAAGACTTGCGTTCAATTTGCCTATCCAGGTCGTTCTGACCAATGGCAAACTTTCGGTATAAATTGGAAAGATAAAGGCAAGCCTAACCGCGATAGACATATTTACGACCCAACTGCCATAAAGGGCCTGGATGTTTGGTCAAGTGGTTTGATGAGTCATTTCATGCCGAAAGAGGTTCCTTGGTTCCTGGGTGAGATGGCGGATAGGCGTTTGAAGGATTCTAAGCGGGTCAAAAAATGGTTGCAGGATACAGATGACCATTTAAGGTCAGTTCTTAATCGCAGTTATCCTAATTATTACGAACAAAAGTTGATAAGTATCAAAGATGCTGGTGCAATAGGCGATTCATATATGTATATTGACCCTGATAAAGAGAGCGACAAATTGATGTTCATGTGTCCTCATCCGCGTCAGTTGTATATCAAACGAGATTTTTGGGGACGGATAATTTTGATTCACGATAAATTCCCTAAAACTATGGAAGAGGTAGTGGGTGAATACGGCGAACAAGCATTGTCGGAAACCCAAAAGATAACATACGAGACTGATAAGCAGGCTATTATTACCGTTATCCATGAGGTCATTAAAAATACAGATTACAATCCTGATTCTATTGGCGTTAAGAATATGCGCTGGCAGCATTTTTATATAAATGTAGAAGGCAAGAAACAGATGCACCGGACGGGTAGTCCCGTCCTTAATCCTGTACCTTGGAATCTGAATAGACCTTCCCATGAGATGTATGGTCGGGGCATTGTTTCTCAGATGCTCATGGAGATTATTACTGTCAATTTCATTGCTAAAGATATGTTGACGGCAGGCCAATTAGCGGCTCGACCGCCTATGTTAATCTCTGCTGCCGTTAAAAATAAACTCGACTTAGGAGCAGGCGGCAAGACCTTTGTTAATTCCAAAGAGATGCTTGGTTTGAAAATGGGCGATTTAATAGCTCGGTTAATAGATTCTTCGGGTTATCCTTTCGGTTCAGACCAGCAGGTTCGCTGGCAGGCAATGGTGGAAGAAAGATTTGGTATTCCTCTGTTTTTGGCCTTAAATATCGATGCAACTGCAAAAACGGCTTATGAGACACGTGAAAGAAAAGCCGAAAGAACGACATTGATGGCTCCGTTTTTAGGCACATTGAGCGGCACGACGGATATGGAGCTTGATAGGGTATATTCACTCGAATTACAAGCTGGCCGGGCGCCTGAGCCACCTATGGAGGTTTTGGAGTCCCAGAATAAAAATATTAATATCGAATATATAGGCCCGATTACCCAGTTATTGAAGCAATACTATGAGACTGGAAATCTTATCAATACGATTATGAATATTAAAGCAGCTTTGGAGGTTGCTCCTGATTCAGAAATAATAGTCGAAGGTGATGAATTGATGCGCAAAATTTTACGGTCGAGTAATGCGCCGGAGGAAATTATCCGAGATGAAGCTGCTGTTGCGGAACTTAGAGCTATAGCTCAGCAGCAGGAAGAACAGCGAATGATGCTTGAAGTAGCAGAACGAGCGGCCAAATCAGTGCCTAATCTTTCAAAGAAAATCGAGGCCGATTCCGTATTAAGCAATTCGGTAAAGGCAGCATGAGCGTTAAAGATTATATTAAAAGATTTTATGGTCCTTATTTATGCCGCACCTATAGGTGAAGCAGAATTGAATAAGATTGGGTAGATGTGGGAAAATAATTCGATTTACTTCACTATTGGCTGTGGCGGATTACAATAAACCTTGTCGAGTTAAAATGCCATTTGCCATGTCAGAAAGAAACGAAATTTTAGAGGATTTGCCTTGGACAGTAACATGAAACTTTCAGAACAGCTTTTTTGAAAGCAATATAAATGGATGATGAATTTGAACAACCTAATGAATAACCTAATCTTTCAGTTAAGGTTAGGGATATAAGGATTAGAGGCTTTAGAAAGAAAGGAAAATATAATGGCAAGACCGTCAAGACAAGAAATAATTGCAAAACTAACAAAGCTCGAAATCCAATTCAACCCGGAAGCTCCGTATAATGAATTGACCGCTTTGATTCCAGATGAATCAGCGCCACAGAAAGGTCCGATTGATACATCAAAGCCAGACATTTCCAATGAGGATTTGCTCAATTTTACGACTCCACCCTGTGGTTTGGCCACAATGAAAGATTTTGAAAAGAGGCTCCGGGTTCTTGAAAGGAAAGCAGGAATAAGATAATGCCAACACCAAGACCAAATGAATCTGAAAGCGACTATGTAAGTCGCTGTGTGCCTTATGTAATGAAAAACGAGGGTGCAACACAAGACCAGGCCTTAGGTAAATGCTATGGCATGTATAGAAATTACAAAAAAGGTGCGAGAAAAAGGGCACAACATGAAGGCAAAAAGGGATGAGTGAACTTGAACAATACAAAACCAAGTTGGCCGAAAATGAGGTTGAAGCCAATAAGTTTAGGTCGGTGTTCTTGGATGAAAATGGCCAATTCGTACTTTATCGAATACTCGATAGACTTAAATTCTTACAACCTTGTAAAAATGAAGAAGATACGGCATTAAATAATTTTGCTAAAGAATTGGTAGTTACGATTTATGGGGACCAAGAAAAAAATGAAATAAATACAAGCGGACTTTTTAGACTTGTTAGAACTTTGTTAAAACTGTTAAGGAAAAACAAAAAATGAACGGATTATTTACAGAAACCGGAATAGACACAGAGGTTTTGCAGGAATATCTCGGCGATAACTACTTTAACGACCCTGAAACAAGACAACAACCGACCAAGATGTTTGACAATATAAAGGACGAGAAGGGCTTAGTGAATTTCGCTGCAACCGCTCAAAGAGAACTTAGTTCCAGCGGCAAAAGACATGAAGAAGCTCTCAAGAAGGCAACTGAAGGTATGGTTAGGATTCCTAAAAATGGAGATAGCGAAGAAATTCATAAGAATTTTCGCACAGCTATAAATGCGGGCGAGAAGCCGGAAGATTATATTTTAACTATACCCGAAGGTGATGACAAAGAAGGCTATGCTTTGATAGCTGATAAGGTCAGGACGGCGGCTTGTGCTGAAGGTATATCTAAAACTAAAGTAGCAAAGATATGGGATACAGTTGTCGCTGGACTTAGTGAGATGATGAAGGATATAGACAATAAGGGCCTTGAGATATTGCAACTCGAAGAAAAAGCTCTCAAAGATGAATTAAAGGATAAATATCCTGGTTTTATGAAAACTACAGATGAGGTTCTGCTTGCCATTGAGAACAACAAAAACTCCACAGGTTTTACAAAGTTACTTGAGACTTTCGGCCTGAAAAATAATCCAATTATAAGAAAACTTCTCGGCGACCTTGCGCCGTTGATAATCGAATCTCCGACATTCGGCGGTAAAGGTGCGGTTAAATCTGAATCTACCGAATGGCATGGTGGATATAAAGAAGTAGAAGAAAATCACGAAGAATAAATACCGAAGCCTGCAAAGGTTGATTCGGTTTTATATATCAGCAGACCCCTCAAGGGAACTGATGCTTTGCCTGTAAAGTACAGGTCGGTGTAAACAGCCGTTAAGTGTCAGGGAAGCCGCATGGCGGATGACTCCCGAAAGAATAAACAATTTATTTTTTCTAAGGAGTTATCCAAATGGCTGACTATAACATTAATGAGCATTATTCTTTACCGGATAAAGCCAAAGCCTTGGCAAAAGACGGCAAAAATGTCCTTCCAATTATCTTCACCATGAATCTAAATGTTGATGATTTTTTCAAGGACATACCTTTTAAAGAGTGCAATCGTGGAATTTCCCATGTATTCAGACGTGATAATGAAATGGCCCCTTCGGAAACAAGACGAGCCTATAAAGGTATTAAATCCACAAAGCTCGGCGCTCATTTGGTTACAGAGCATATTGTTGTAAAACAACGGCTTCGTTCAATCGACAGAATGGCACTTCTTGGTCTCAGTGACGAAGCCAAAAAACAGGAACTTGATAATCAAGACAAAGGTCATCAACGGCGTTTGGGTGAAGACACAGTCGATGTATTTTTCAACGGTGGTATTGGCGAAGATGGAACTTTAATCAGAGGACTAAAAGAGCGATTGGATACAATTTCCGGCAATGCTTTAGGGAATGTTCTTTCTTGTGGTCATAGTTCTGCAATAAATAACAGCAGAATATACCTCGTTGATTGGCAATTAGAGTTTGGCGCATACGGTATATACCCTACTGCGTTTATGGGTATGGGCGACCTTGGAGTTAAATCGGAAAATTTCAAGCTTCAAAAAGTTGTTGACCCTAATGATACCGAAGCATCATACATGGCTTTTGAGGCAAGACACACAGCTGCCTTGGGATTGGCTGTAGGCGATAACCTAAAGATTGCCTGTCTCGCCAATATCAACACCGATGAGGATGGTTCCAATAATTTTATTAGCGGTAATGGTTCCCGCAAAATAATGAAGTTGCTCAATCTTGGACATTTCAATCTTGGAACCACAAGAATGTACTGCAACGAGGATATTAAAACCCAATTCGATATATTAGGCAACGAAAAGAGTAATTTAACTTTGAGTTCTGTTGAGGTGTTTGGACGCAAAGTTGATGCTTTTAGGCAAATTCCTATTCGTGTTTTGGATAGAGCTATTCTAAACAATAGCTGCGCCGTTGTTTCTTAAAATTTTTATGAATATGATATGAATATGAAAGGAAATACACATGTTATTAGATTATAGGCAATTTAGTAACAACCAGTTATTGACCAATTTGAATTCGACTGGCGAGGTTAGCACAGAAACTCACGACCTTGAAGAAGTACATTCCAGTTCGCTTACCGACCAGCAAGTAACGGGTGGTATACTTGTAACTATTATGGATGATACCTCTTTTACCGGTGGCACTGAAGGTTTATTAATTGAAGTTCGCACCGCTCCTGCCGAAGCCTTGTCATCGGGTTACCATATCGTCGGCGCAAGAAGTGTACCTGCCGCTGATGTTGTTGCGGGTAAGCAAATATGGATTCCTATTTTCTGTGATGTTGCAGAAAAAGAACTTGGTCTCTGGTATAAAGCTATAAATACAACTTTTACCGGTAGTATTTACGTTGATGCGGATTATCAGCCTGAAATGGTCAACGCCAACGAAGACCTTCAAAAAAGGAGAACATAATGTTATGGGGTGGCCAATATTCCTTTTCAGTTCTATTGGCCACCCCAATAATTAAGGAGTTTAACAATGAAGAAAATAATTTCACTAATGATGTTACTTATATTTCTGGCCTCAATTGCTTATGGTCATACCAGAGCTTCTGACATTGAATGGGGACTCGATGTTACGTCCAGTTTGCCATCCCAAACTCTTGCGCAATGGACCAAAGGTGTAGATGCTCGAATAGGCGTAATGACCAATACGACATGCTATTACGTCAATTCCAACGTATTAACCGAAGGTGATGGCTCATCTTGGAATAATGCTAAAGATACGCTCAATGAGGCTATAGACCTTTGCGAAGATGGTAACGAAGTTATTTATGTTGCAGCAGGTCATACCGAAACTATGGGTGCAGCCGCCGATGAAGTTGATGTCGATGTCGATGGTGTGGTTATTTATGGCATTGGTCAAGGTTTGGAAATGCCGCTTTTCGATTACACGGCCAGTATAACCGGCGCTTTTGCTGTAGGAGCCGATAATGTTACTTTTTATAACATTAGATGGCACGCCAATGTAACTGATGTCAATGAGGCAGTGGAAATTGAGGCTGGTTCGGCAGGCGTTACTTTTATTGACTGTGTATTTGATGTCGAATCCGAAGGTACTGATGATTTTCTTGAATGTATTGACTCATCTGGTGGAGCAGCAAGTGACAGACTTGCCGTAATAGGTTGCAAATTCTATATGGGCGCTGGCACATGCAATGCTGCTATCTGCACAAAAGACAGCGACTATATGAGAGTTATAGGCAATGAATTTTACGGCGATTGTGCGACGGCAACTATTAACAATCTGACAACGGCAAGTAACCATGTTCTAATCAAAGAGAACATTCTTTTTCAGGGAACAATTGGCGGAAATGCGGGGCTTAACACAGAGCCATGTATTGAACTTGTAAATACAACAACGGGAGTAATCTGTAACAATTATTTGGCCTGTAATCTTGCTACAAAGGCGGCTTCGATTGTTGCAGCCGATTGTTTCTTATTTGAAAATTATTACAACGAAGACGAAAGTTCTGCTGGTACAGGTGGTATTATTGGAACTGCTTCAGCGGATGATTAACATTTTAAGAATAAAAGGGGGAGAATATTTTCTCCCCTTTTATCTTTAAGGAATACTATTATGAGTTGGTCGGAATGGAATAATGTAGGCACAATCACCGCTCAGGCGGATGCAGCAGATTATGCGCCGGATGTTCGTGATTATAACACAATCGAGAATGTTCTTGCCGATGAGAAAAAGGTTGTTTTCAAAGTTCCTATCATCATCGCAGAAGGATTGCTTTCTATTCTTGATATGCTGGAGCTTCGGGTTCGGACAGATGGGGATGAAGATAACGAAAATGAACTATTGCTTATGGGTGCTGCCGGTAACGACCATTATACACCGATAGTAACATTAACCGCCATACAAGGCACACAGATTCATAGTTCAGGAATATATTTCGCCGATTCTATTGTTTCTTCAGATGAGGCTTGGCTTACCGAGACAGCGGATATTCGACAATCCTCACCTAATGGCGAGATAGCTCGTTATGCCCTTAATCTTCATCGATATGACAGATTTGTCATTGTTTGTACTTCAATGGCAGAAGCAACTAACACTATCTATATTGATGCGAAAAAAGCATGAAAAGATTGATAATCTTATTATGTATTTGTGCTACAGCAAAAGGTTTAATAATCCCACTTTATGACCCTTATGCCGCGCATATACCCGATGATATTAACATAGGCACATCAAACGGCCAAATAATTGTCTGGGATGATGGAAATTCTGTATGGATACCAACAACCAATTTCACTTGGCATGATTCAAATCTTTCTCTTGCCGGCACGATTATAAGCACAGGAACAACTGGAGATACTCCTGTCTCCGATGCTGGTACGAGATTTATGTATATTCCTTCCAAGCGAGCGTTAAGAATTGGTGAGGTTACAGGAACAAAATGGAATGATAATTACATAGGTACAGATACCCTTGTATTTGGAGACAGCATGGCAAGGGGGGATAATAATTACATATTCGGAGATGATAGTAATTGTCATTCAGGTTCATCTGATAATCTTACGCAAGGCTATGGCAATGAATGTTCTGAGGTATTTAATTTTCTTGCGGGCAATCAACTTTCTTCAGACCAAGCATACTCATTTGGGCATGGTTATAAAATCATTTTTTCGCATGATTACGCTGCGGCTTTTGGCTGGGGATATACAACACTTGCGGAAGACGATAGCTTCAACCTTGGATGGGGCCAGCTTGCTTATTCTTTCCAATTAGCTGATGCAAACTTCTATCGCGCTACCTTGCGATTATATGATATATCTCTTGAAACCCCACATTATCTCTCTTTGGGTTTCAATTATAATAAAGCTTTTATATATTCGAGCAATAACGAGATAGATTTTAATGAAGCTAACCTTTCAACTGGTGGAAAAATAGAATGGTATGATGGCAATAGCACTAAAGCAAATGCCGCCTATGCTCATATTGATAGCAACGGCACAGACCATACTTTTATCAACCAAGATGTGCGAACAACCTCATCACCTTCTTTTAACGCCTTGACCCTTACAGGGGATACTTCCGTCATATCTTCTGCCCATGAAATAGAATTACAGCCAAATGGAGTTAATAGTAATTTTTTCCAGCTTCAAACAGCTAATATAGGTGGCGCTTATTATCCGATTATGAAAGCTATGGGGACAAATGCAACTGTAATTTTTGCTGGTGCAATAAAGGGCTATTCTTTTTTTCATTTAGTAGATGGCACGTTGGATTTAAGTAAGTCTATATGGCTTGGTAATTTTATGGGTTCCGGCGGCTGGCTTGGGACTACGGGGATAGATTTGATTTTTTATACTGGCAATACCAATCACGTGCATTTTACAAATTCCACATATTACGCTTTTGATGATAAAGTCAGAATAGGTGATACTACGACGACTCCGACCGCAATGCTTGAAGTAGAAGGAAATATCAGACAGGCTACACTTACTCAAACGGCTGTAGGCCCAACAGATAATCTCGACATTGGCAATGACAACATAGTCTTTGTCGATACTTCAAGCAACAACGTGACCATCGGCGGCTTTATTAACGGTGTTGCCGGTCAGGTTCTTCAGATAGTTGTAGTGAACGCTACGAATAATACAGTTTTAGAACACAACGAGGGCACAGGCAATCAAGATATATTTCTGGACTCTGGCGGCGATGAAACATTGACCGCAAGTTACGGCGGGTGGACTTTGGTTTGTAATGGCACGCACTGGTACGAAGTGGACAACTAATGGCGCAATAGAAGTAATAGCTTTAACAGATTAAGTTAATGCCTAATGAATGAGATAAGTATAATGTATTTACCAGGCAAATCTCTTTATGCCGATGTATTTCAACCGGATGGTTCGGAGCGCCAATTCAATATAGGTACACTTACCGAACATGCTGGCACAAGCAACAGTTTATATTTGGGTAATTGCAGCACAATTCAAGCAGGCGACCAAGTATCAATTTTTGATAATGCGGGCAAATTGATTGGTGGAGGGGAATATAAACCTTCAGTAGCAAATGGAGTTTATTCTCGGATTATTCCAGCAGGTTATATCGGCGATTATCTCGAAGATGATACAATATACTTCCTTTGGCATACCACAACTCCACCATCATCAAATGGAACGATTAAAATTTATAGAACCGATGATACAGATGAAATCACATCACCAACCGGAATAACAGATACGCGAAACTTTGACAGCAAAACAGGTGTTCATCTTTGTAAAATCAATCTTAACGCAAATGATTTGTACGAAAAAGAACGCGATTATATGAGTGTTGTAAGCGATATTGTAATAAACGGCCAGACACTGAATGTTGTGTTAGCAATATTCAGTATTGAAAACAGATATGCGGGTAAGCAATTTTTGAGAGTATAAAAATGAATTTAGGAAAAACTAAAACTACTGTCATAAAAGAGCTTGTAGAACAGCTTATCAGAAAAATTGTTGTCAAAAAAGGCGGATTGTATTTTTGCGGCGACCAGCCAGGCCCAATTGAAGTAATAGCGAAAGGTGAATCTGGCCCAAGAGGGCCAAAAGGCGAGAAAGGCGATAAGGGCGACAAAGGTGAAAAAGGTGAAAGTGGACCTATTGGACTTCAAGGGCCACAAGGTGAAAAAGGTGAACGTGGTGATGCCGGGCCGATTGGCCCTCAAGGTTTGCAGGGAATTCAAGGCAAATGTGGTCCACAGGGTGAGAAAGGCGAGAAAGGTGACAAGGGTGAACGAGGCTTATCCGGTAAAGACGGCCAAAGTATTAAGGGCGAAAAAGGTGAATGTGGCGAAAAAGGTGAACGTGGTTCCCAAGGTTTGCAGGGTGAATGTGGCGAAAAAGGTGATAAAGGCGAACCTGGAAAACCAGGCCAATCAATAGCAGGCAGACCTGGCAGGAAAGGCGATACTGGTCCACCTGGCATTGCGCCTTGGGAAGTAGCTCAAATGTCCAATAGTATCAACTTGATACGAGCAAAACTTGTCGAGATTTGTAAAGAATTAAATATCGAGGCTAAAGATTTATGAGCAATACTTCTGAAAAAACGGCAATAGCAAATATCGCATTTTTGAGCGTAGGTGTAAGCACAATTGGTGATATAGGTGCTGATACTGTTAATGCTAAAAAAGTTTCAGGTATATTTGAAAATGTAGTCAAAGAACTTTTAGGTTCAGATTGGTTTTTCAATCGTAGAAGAACCAAACTTGAGGATTTGACACCAGTCTATAAATTGACTGTAGATACAGCTCCAACTCCGGCAGTTTTTCCTATAGGCGCTACACTTACAGGAGCTACAAGCGGCGTAACTTGTACCGTTAAAGCAAGGCTTTCTGATACAGTCTATTTAGTCACTGAACCATCAGGCGATTGGACTGATGGAGAAACTATAAACGATGGAACTAACAGCGTGGATTGCGCAACTGATTACCCCGAAGAAGATGAAATTATTGCTCATGGTACTTATGACTATGGTTATGTCATTCCTTCGGACAAATTATTTATTCGCGGAGTTGGCGATTTGTATTTTGATAAAATCAAATATGATTATGGTCTTGAGGGTGACATTTTATTGACTAATGTAACCGATGCTTACTTTCATTATAACCGCTGGATAGGAGAAAATGAAAGTGAGACTGTAAGTGATGTAACGGTAATGCCGATTTGGTTTCACAGGCTCATATCGGCAAAAATAGCTTATCTGTTATCACCTAACATTACAAAAGACCAAAGACGTGAACCAAAAGTGGAAAAAGAATGGAGAGAAGCTTATCTCGATGCCAAAGAACAAAATGGTGAAAGTGTTTACCATGAACATGAACAAAAAGGAAACTTGGATTGGGCCGAAGGGGCTCACAATGAATTAGGAGCAATATTATGAAGATTCTAAAATGGAGTGTTTTGTACATTATTATGTTGTTTTTGTTTTGTGGTATTTTGCGGGCTGATACAGCAGAAACAGTTCAGCCTACAGCATTTTTAGTAAATTATGCCGATTCCAACGCTGCTGCACTTGATTTTAATGAAACTTCTTGGTCCGTTGCAGAAGAATGGACAGAAATATCTTCACAGGCCAAATATCTAAAAGTCAAATTTTATGTGAAGGACACAAGCGACCCTAACGAACGGACTTTTAGTTATCAATTCTATGTAGCTGATAAAGGTTGTAATGCAGAAATAGTGGCTTCTGGCGATGCTAACTGTGGCGCAGCTCAGATGAGTCACGACCCTGTGACGATGAGCGAATTGAACAGTGGCGATGTTGACCCTAATTATTGTTGGGTTGATACGCTCGGCACGATTACTACTGACTGGGAAGATGGCGATGTGGATGCGATTAACGATGATGGTGCGAATAGTGTGGCAAGTTTTGAATTTAATCGTCTAAGCGCAAAGACGGCATATTGTAGAATCTACAATATGTCCAGTAGCGCAACAATGACGGTTTATTGTGTAGCTTATTATTACTAATGAAAAAGATATTACTGCTGTTTTTATTGACTTTTACAGCGTTAGCTGCGCCGTTGTTTAATAGTTTCAACTTCGGCGAGCTAAGTCCGTTAATCAAATATCGCGTCGATATAGAACAAAGAAATATCGGCGTCGAGACTATGGAAAATATGATTGTCAGGGTTCCAGGTGCAGCGTTTAGAAGACCAGGCACAGAATATATCGCATCGACGAAAAATAACGGACAAGTCCGACTAATTCCTTTTGAATATGCAACTGATGATACTTACATTCTGGAATTTGGGGATGAATATATAAGGTTCTTTCGGGATGGCGGACAGATAGTTGATGGAGTAGGAACCGAAGATTTGACTGCTCTTGATAATGTTGTTTCTCATTGGTTATGTAATGATATATCTGGGGTCACTGTTGCTGATGATGAAGGTAATCATAACGGCACAGCCACAACCGATATAACTAATTTAACCGCAACAGGCAAAGTCGGAAATAGTTGTTTTGATATGAATGAACAATACTGTTTTGAAGTTTCTGACCATGCAGATTTTAGTTTCACTGATGATTCAAATGACACAGCTTTTAGTCTTATTTGTTGGGCATATATTACCCCTCAATATGAGGAAAAAGTTCTTATTTCTAAATGGCGTGATGATAACGCTACAAGAGAATGGAAATTTGCCTTAACAAATGAAAGTAAACTAAAATTAACATTGATAGATACTTCTATTATGTTGTCTGACAATAGAATAGCACAATGGAAATTAAACGAAAATGCGGCTAATAAAATAGTATTGGATGAAGATGCAACATCGCATGATGGTTTAACACAGAACAATAATACTGAAGATTTAAGTGCTACCGGTAAAATAAATACATGCTTGAATTTTGACGGCATTGATTGTGTCGTTATTACTAATGACCATGATGAATTAAGTTTTGGTAACGGTACGACAGATAGTGCATTTAGTGTTGCGGCTTGGGTATATTTTGATGGTTATGGCAGTTCTCAAGGAATATTATCTAAATGGGCTGACACAACTGGAGCAGAAGCAAGGGAATGGAGCGTTACTGTTCAAGCATCAAAACCTTTACTTATATTATATGATGAAAGTGCAAATAGGTGGTCTCAAAGACGGGCAAGTAATGCAATTTCTATTGGTTGGCATTTTCTTGTGGTTTCATACGATGGCACTGGTGGAGCCAATGCGGATGATGGCATTACATGGTATGTTGATGGGGATGAAGTTAGTACTTATGGCTCTACGGACGCAGGCTATATAGCAATGGAAAACACAGCCACCAAAGTGATAATTGGTGGTTATTATACTACAGCGGGCATTCCTCTATTTTTTTGGCGTGATAAACTCGACAATGTGATTTTGTTTAATAAGGAACTATCACCTGCTGAGATTTCCAGTCTTTATAATTCTGGCAATGGCACAGAGAACCTTGCAGGCGCAGAGATTTACGCTATTTCAGATGATGCTATTGATACGGGTTGGCGTTTTCTCGCTACTACATATAATGCACCTTCAGATGAATCTGCGGCGGCGGATGGTATAACGCTTTATGTTGATGGTGAAGCAATTGATTCTACGGCAACTAATGATGATAATTATACAGCTATGCAAAACGGTGCAGAGGAAGTCCGCATCGGTGCACAGCGAAATTCAGGCGATACTGCAAACGAAAAATTCTGGGCTGATAAAATAGATGGTGTGGCTATTTTTAGCAATGAGCTGTCTGCCTCTGAAGTGGCCAGTCTTTATTCAACCACTCCTTATGAAATTGAATCACCTTATTCAGCTTCAATAAGACGAGACATTCATTATGTCCAAATTAACGATGTGATGTATTTGGTCTGTTCGACTTTAGCGCCACGAAAACTGTCTCGTTATGACCATGCCCGTTGGACATTAGAAAAAGTTGATTGGACTTGGGGACCATTTCTCGATGAAAATGTGAATGATATAACTATTACTCCATCGGCCACAACGGGTACAATTACCTTGACTGCGAACAGTGAGAATTTGTTTGTTCCTGACCAAGTAGGTGCATTATGGAAATTAAGAATAAAGCAAGACCCAACTTACATAGAAGCAACAATCGATGATGACCCTTGTTTTACTGATACGATACCGATTCAAGGTGATTATCTTTTTACTATTGTTGGTACTTATGATGCTCTAATTACATTGGAAAAAAGCGATGATGATGGCACTTCGTGGGAACCTGTTTATCCCAAATTATCTGGTGGCGATGCTGTAGATACTGAATTTTCCGGCAGCGAAGCTGAGGCAGGTTGGATTTACAGGGCACAGATGTCGGACCGTACAAGCGGTTCGGCTGCTGTTAAGCTTATAGCCTATGATACTTATATTGATGGTTATGTAAAGATTTTAACTTGGGTTGATTCTAACACTGTTACCGCAGAAGTTATAGAAGAATTGGTTGGAACAACTGCTACAAAAAAATGGTCAGAAGGAGCATGGAGCGATTATCGAGGCTGGCCGAGAACAATTGGATTATATCAGAATAGGCTTATCGCAGCAGGGACGGAATATCAACCTAACGGCCTTTGGTTTAGTACCAGTATTGATTATGAAAAGATGGAAGTTACTTCTCTTGATAGTGGAGCAATTAGTTATGAAGTTGCGGATTGCAAACAAAATCCTATTTTATGGCTTCAAAATAGGGGTGGAGTAATTGCTGGTACAAGCGGTTCTTTAATACGAATTGCAAGTCAATCATCAAATTCAGCCCTAACAGCAGAAACTATCGGTTCAGAAATACAAAGTATGGCTGGTAGTTGCTCTATCCAAGCGGCGTTGTTGAATGATTCTATTATTTTTGTTGACCGTAACCGCAAAAAAGTCAGAGATATGGTTTATGACCTTCAGACGGATGGATTTATTTCGCCTGAACTTACTATATTATCTGAACACATTACAGACCCTTGCATTTTAGAGATGGCGGTTCAAAATAGACCTGACCCGATAGTATGGTTTATTAAGGGTGATGGTAACTGTGCGAGCATGACCTATGACCGAGGACAGATAGTCACAGGTTGGGCAAGACATATTACTAATGGTAGCTTTGAATCTGTAGCCTGTATTCCCGCTGGCGACGAAGATGAAGTTTGGTTTGTCGCCAATAGAACAATAGACTCCAATACTGTACGGTATATTGAGAGGCTTAAACCGCATGATTGGGGCGAAGATGCTAATAATTGCTGGTATGTTGATTCGGGATTATCTTATTCCGGTTCTGAGACAGGAATATTAACTAATTTAAGCCATGTTGAAGGTGAGGAAATTCAAATATTCGATGGTAATACCTTTGAAACTCAAACAGTATCGGGCGGTCAGGTAACTTTAGATGTTAATGTGACTTCTTGTGTAGCTGGATTATCATATACTTCAATTCTGCAAACTTTCCCAATAGAGTTACCTATGCAGCAAGGATATAGTGTAGGGCACAAAAAGAAAATCTACGAAATAGCCACAGGCTTTTACAAAACTATGTACGGCGACTATTGTTACTTACCAATGATTGATGACCCATGTATGTATCCGATTTTATATGATGATAATTACGGCAGCTTAAACGGTGATGAACTCGGCAGTGATTCACCCTTTACAGGTCTTATAAGACTTCCGATGGATAGTAGCCATGAAGATGAAGCAAGAGTCAAATTTATTCAGGATGAACCTTACCCAATGAATATAACAGCATTAAGTTTTAAGATGGAAATCAGTGATTAACAAATGATTAACATTAGAGAAATGACAATTAGCGATATAGGTCTTTTAGATATTAAAGACCAATGGCTTGTTGAAAAATATATACGATATTTACAGTCCAATGTTGGACCAGCTTGGATTATGGAAGATGAAAAAGGCCCCTTATGTGCTTTTGGCGGGGCGATTCTTTGGGCAGGTGTAGGTGAAATATGGTATAGACTTATTAGACGAGACAAAATTAAAAGCCAAATTGAAAAGGCGAAGAAACTTTTAGAAGAACAAGGCAAATTATATAACATTCGCAGATTTTATGGAACTGTAAACTGTAATTCCCCAAAATCGATAAGATTCGCAGAATTTTTTGGCTTTTATAATGAAACACCTAATGGAATGAAAAGCTATAACCCAGATGGTTCTGATGCTTATATGTATGCAAGGATAATAAAATGAGTATTTTTCTTGCTGCTGCTGCTGTTGGCACAGGTTTATCAATGTGGTCAACCTTAGAAGAAGGTAAAGAAATTGCCGAGCAGAGCAAGATTGCACAGATGCAGCTTGAAGAAGAAGCTAAAGCTGCAAGAGCAACGGGCAGATATGAATCCAGAGAGAAACGCAAAGAAGGAATCCGCGCACAAGCTAAACAAATTGCCCAGATGGTTGCTCAGGGCGGCAAACTTACCGGCAGTAATGTAGAACTTTTGGCCGAAAATGCTGCGAACTATGAAGCTGATGCCCGCACGATAATGTTTAACTATCTGGTAGAATCTGATAGATTAAGGACACAGGGGGCATGGATACGTTATCAAGGTCAAGTGGCAAGAAGGGCGGCAAGAATCAGAGCTTTTACGGGTTTATTTGGTAATATTTCACAAATCCTTGCCTATCAAAATTTAACTTCGCAAGGCAGTTCTAATGTTAAATCATCGTCATATAGCCAATTTGCAGGACCATATAAATATTCAAGAAACTTTCCGAGTTCGTATTATAAAACTCCACAACCACTTTATTAATTATGGAAGCATTACAACATTATCGCAGACAAGTAAGACCAACGCCGAGTGCTGGTAATTATGTTATTAGCCCTGGTGGTGGACAAGATTATCGTGCCTTGCAGGAATTAGATAATGTCCTTACCGATACAGGTTTGAATTGGCTCCAAATTCAGGAACGGACAAGATATTATGATGAATTAAATAATGCCAAGACTTTAGCATTAAAACAATACTCTGAACATGAGACTTCACTGCTTGGCAATACAGATACCGAAACTTATTTGCCTGGTCTTAAAAAAGTAACAGAAGGTATTCGTAATAGTGTCAAATTCTCCAATCCACGCGCTCAGAATGAGTTTGAGATATGGTTTGAAAGGGCAAATATAAATGAAACACGAAAGACCAATGAATATGCTTTTAGGCAAAACGCTAAAAATTTCCGCGAGAATTACAATCTAAGCACCGAGATAAATGCCGACCATGCAATAAATGCACCTACTGAACAATCCTATCAACAAAAAATTATTGACCAGATGGACCTTTTAGGTCTTGTTCCGAAACTTGACTCCGAAGGCAAACCTGTATTTGATGAGAATGGCCGATTAATACCAGTTGAAATGCCCGGTTATGATAATCCCTTGTTCTGGTCATTAGAGCTGCGCATAAAACTTTTTGAAAGCTGGCTAACTGTAGTAAATGAAAAAAGAGCGCGTCCCTTAATTTCAAAGATGTTGGTTGAAATGGCTTATGAAAAGAAAAATTGGGATGCGCCTCTTGATTGGCTTACTAAACCTGCAAACCAAAAACAATTAGCAGAAAAATATGGCTTAGATTTGAAAACATTAGACGCTATTATAGAAGATGTACAAACTCAATATAATGTACAGCGAAAAATTGAGTTTAGGGCTATAGAACGAGAATTATTGGAACTATCTGATGTTGAGTTTGAACAGCATATCAAGGATAAAGATTTGCCCTTGTCGGTAGGACAACGACGTAAAATTGAGAATGATAGGAAATGGTGGAACGCAGATAAGCAAAAAGATTTGGTTAATACGGCTAACCAAATATCCCATGATGTCAGGCAAGATATTATCAATAACACAATTACAGACCCCATACAGATAGATGAAAAGGTCGGCGATAATACCATTGTGGATTCTGACAGTCTTTATGATATGCTGGCCGCCAGAGGCAAGCCGAATCCTGAAACCGATTACAGCGATTATATGAAAATCGAAGATGAGATTATGGATTATCTCATCACACCCGAGGATTTTGCGAGAGAGCAAATCGAAAAGAAACTCCAAAAGGCTTATCATTCCAAACTTTCCGATGATGATTTTGACAATCTTTGGTCGCGTCTCGATGCCAAAATGCCAAGGTCGGTTCTTATCAACATCAGACAAACGATAAAAGCCAATCGTGCAACCAGAGGCAAGGGTTTTGGTGGTGGTTGGTTTGATAAAGAGGACAAACGGTCTGCGGCCAAAGTTAATGCTGCATTATTTGAAAAAGTCTCCCGTGATATTGCCAATGGCAAAGAACCTTCGCTGGTTGAGATATACAAATCAGGTAAAGAGTTGAATATACCTTTTGAAGATACTGCCAACTTTCAATCTGCGCCGGATATAAGACTGGATAAATACTGGAATAAAATGGATACTGAGGACAGGCAAATAGCGTGGCAGATATATGAAAATCCTGAAAAAATGAAAATTGCTTTAGAAAGATTAGAAAAGGCGTATGGCAATACTCAGTGATTTAGCTGAAGATAAAACGTTGTTAAGCGATTTGGCCGAGACTCCTATAAGTATGAGTAAGCCCGAAGAAATAGTCGATTTCGCTGCGCAGAATAACTTTCCTTTGGAAGAGGCTGAAAATTTATTAAATGTTGAAAAAGAGAAAACTATTCTTAGTGAACCTGTGCCAATTAAGGATATAAAGCAATACCAGCAACTTGATGTAGAAAATTATCTCCGAGAGAACCCTAAAATCGCCACTGAATTACAGAGAAAAAAAGAAAACCAACTTTTAACAGAATATTACAACGCACAACCACCGCCACAAGGACGCTATCAAAAAAGAATGTTTGAATCAATTAAGCGTATTGCGATGAAGGCGGATAATGATAATGTTTATCGCAAAGGCGCATTGACCGCCGCCAAAAAATATAAAATAGAACAACTGCGAGAGCAGGGCCTTATTACAGATGAACGCCGAGAGTATAAAAATTTTTGGGATGAACTTGGGCGCAATATCGCAGGCGGTTCATTAAATGTTGCAAGTGGCCTTTTAGGGACTTTAGCAGATGTTTCTCAGGCGGCGATTTGGGATGCTGAAAAGATAGAAGAAGCCGCCGACAAATTACATACTATTTCACAGAAACCTGAATATGCACCAGCCAAAGAAGGTGGGATAAGAGGATTTGTTGCAGCTTCGATAGGTCAAGCTTTACCTTACATGGCCGCCAGTACCACAGCCGCAATAATAACAGGTAATCCTTATGCTGCATTTATGGTCGGATATTCGGTTGAGGGTGATAATGCTTACCGAGAAGCCCTTGAAAACGGCGCAACCGAAGAACAGGCGCAGATGAATCGGCTTGTTGTCGGTACAATAAACGGCGCTATTGAACAGATACAGATAAACCAAATTTTCAAATATGCCAATGTGCAAAAACAAGCTGTTAAACAACTCTCAAAGGTAGCTCAAAGAAATGCTCTTCAAAAAATAGCTCAATTCGGCGGCAAATTAACCTATAATCAGCTTGAATTGGCTATTAACGAAGGATTGCAAGAAGCCTTTCAGGAAACTACTTCTGTCGCCGCTGTATATCGAATTGACCCTACAGTTTTGGATAATGCTACACGCAGGATTCTTATAAGCGGTTTAGGCGGTTCTATTGTAGGATTAGGGCTTGGTTCTGCTGGCGCCTTACAAAGTAAAATAGCATATAATCAGGCCAACGTCGAATCTCTGGCCCCAGAAACCCCAGCCAAACCTCCTGTCAGCCCCGCAGAGCCACGAATTGCCCCTGAAACGGCTCCAACTACCCCCGAAGGCATTACAGGGCAAATAGCAGCGGAAAAAGCACCAGAAGTCAAAGCCCCTGCTAAAGTAATAGCAACAACCGAGCAACAAAAGGCTCTTGAGGAATTTCTCGGCCCAGAAGAAAAAACTCCAACAAAAAAAATCAGTACCCTTGCCCAAAAAACAGCAAATAAAGCTATAGAAGAAAACATCAAAGAAGAATTTGGCAATCTACCTGAATATACCAGAATGAATATGGGAGAACAGGTGGAACTGGCAAATGATTTAATTGAAACAAACCCTGTATCGGCGTATCGTATAGCAATGGGACGGGAAAAACCCAAAGGAAATTTAAGGTCAGGTTCGGTTTTTGTTGCTCTTAGAAGTCATGCTATAAGAAGCGGCGATGCTGGTATGATATATGATTTATCCAACTCCAAACTTACACAGCAAATGAGTGCATTAGGTCAGGAAATAAAAGCCCTTGACGATAGAGGCTATACGAATCCAGTGAAGGCCGTTTTGGATATAAAAAAGATACGGGAAGAAGCATTACAAAAGAAAGCCAAAAACTGGAAGGCCGAGAGAGTGACAATTTCCAAACAAATAAAACAACATATAAGAAGGCAATCGTCAAAAAGTGAGACATGGGAAGAATTTGTTAGGAGTATTCAGTGTTAAATGTTTTGTTTACCCAAACATTACGTTAATGAATTTTTAGAAAAGTTAAAAAGCGGTGAAATAACACCGGAAAAGTTACTGGATATGAACAGTGAACAAAGGCGTTCTTATTTTTCCGGATTTTTGGGCGAAAACAATGCCAGAGAAGTAAATAAACTTTTGGAATCCAAGTTGATTCTTAAAAATCAACAAAGAGGGATAATCAACTGGGCAAAACAGGTGTCCGGCCTGAAACCGGAATCCCGTCGGGATATGCTTAACAGAGTCAGTAAAATGACGGAAGTTTTAACCCCTGAAAACGAACAGGAATTTTTAGAGGATTTGGCTGCCCACAAATTAGGGGTATATGTTTCGATGGAAGAGGCGGCTGACATTACAGAACTTTCGCGTTTGGCTAATGAGAAAAAAGACGCTATGGAATCAGGCCAAAGGCGTGAGAAAGGTTCTGTAAAAGCCACACGACCGGAAATGGAATATGGGAGAGCTTTGATTGCTTTTGATAATTATATAGCAGCAATTAAAGAATCAGCAAATAAAAGAACAATTCCCGAACTGATAAAAGGCTTTATAAATCAACCTTTTGTTGAGATTCGCAATGTTATCACAGGTACGGCTGGAGCGGTAAAAGGTATAGTTGCTTCCGTTGATGATAGTTTTATAGGGCGTCAAGGCATTCAGTTATTTTTCAAGGGGATAACGGGCGATATTGAATCGCTTAAAACATGGAGTGATACTTTCGCCAAATCCTTCAAATATATATGGGATACATTCAGGGGCAAGCCGGTAATGGATGAAATGAAGGCTATTATTGTTTCCGACCCTGATTATTTAACTATAAAGCGCACGGGTACTGCGATAGGCACTATAGAAGAAATGTATCCTGTAAGCTGGCCGGAGAAAGTACCTTACTTTGGCAAAGTATTTGAGGCTTCGGAAAATGCTTATGTTGGTTCGGCCCATTGGATGAGATATAGGGTTATAAAGCAATATCTCGATATAGCAGAAAAAGCCGGAATAGATTTAACGGATAATCAACAATTAAAGAGCATAGGCAAATTAGTTAATTCTCTCACTGCAAGAGGAGATACAGGAGCTAAAAGGCAAAGACCTGGAGTTATCAACGCCGTATTTTGGTCGCCCAAAATGATAAAAGGGGCGATAGATGTACTTACGGCTCATCAATTTGACCCAAATATAAGCGATTTCGCGAAAAGACAGGCCACCATAAACCTTATTCGTATAATAGTTGGTACTGGGGCCGTTTTGTTTATAGCCGATTTGATACGCCCAGGTTCGGTTGAATGGGATTCCCGTAGTGCTGATTTTGGAAAAATCAAAATAAGAAATACTCGTTTTACTGTCAATCCCTTCGTACCTTTTATTGTTTTGGCGTCTCGTTTAATACCAACTAAACACAATGATAAATGGGGTATATGGTCTAAAAGCACTACAACAGGAATGTATAGCAATCTATGGGAAAAAGGATATGGCAAAAAAACAGCTTTTGATATATTCGTGAATTTCCTGTCTAACAAAACCGCGCCTATGGCTTCGGAAGTAATAAACATCTGGAAAAATCAAAGTCGGGAAGATTTCAAAAAACCATATTCACCAAAAGAGTCCGCGAAAAGACTTGTAACGCCTATGTCAATTCAGAATTACAACGAACTTGCCAAAGACCCCGATTCGGCGAATGTATTTATAGGAACTTTGGCGGATGTTTTTGGGATTTCAACTCAGACTTATGGTATGACAGAAAAAGAAATCATTGAGCAGATTCAAAAAAACACAAACAAAGATGGTTCTACCAAAAAAGGCAAAGAAGAATACGTACAAAAACTCAAGGAAAAATTAAAAGAAGTTCGTAGCTATTGATATCTTCAGGTCGAGTAGAAAGAATAGATTATGCAGGGATGGTTAATAACCGGAATTATTGGAATATGTAGTTTGATAATTGGTGTATATATCTGGGTTGCAACTCACATTTCTAATCGTAAAAGGCATCCAAACGCAGAAGAATTAGTTTATCAGCGTAATTGTGAGTTGCGTTCCAAAGGAATAGAAGATTGTATAGAAATTGAGATAAAAAACATACATGCTAAAATCGAGGAACATCACAGTTTTAATAAATCTCAGTTTAGCGAAATTAAAGAGCTAATAAAAAATGGATATAGAAATAGAAAAAATCAAAGTTGAATTAGCCGAAGCTTACGCCAAGCAAGTAAGGTTGGAAATGCAACTTAAACATAAGGAAGCTATAATTGTTCATCTCAAAGAAGCTCTTGAACATCAACGCAACACCATTAAAGGATTGCAAGAAGAATCTAAAGAGTTAATGACGGAAATCGGCAAATTAACAAATAGTAAATAGCATATCTTTTAAACTCACCATACAATTTTGCATTTTTTGAGTATTTCTTAAAGTTTCCTATAGAAGCAGCCGATGCAAGTGTTGCAGGTGCAGCAATGGACAAAAAACTATATGAAAATGCGATTAAAGATGCTCAGGCTCAAATACAATGTACGCCAAATGCAGAGGCTCGTAGCTCTCTGGTAAGGAAAATCCTCATTTGGCGCGAAAAAATCCGTAAAATAGAAGGAAAAAAGTATGAAAGATTTAATTGATAAACTGATATTTGCGGCAACAGTTATCGGTCTATGCTTGATACTGGTTGGCTGTCAAGCTGTCAAAGGTGCTGCCCATGATACGGCTTGGTTGTTTGACCAAATCGACCATAACATCACACAACCTGAATAAAGGATTGAGAATTAAGGCCCAAGGAGGGGCCTATTTTTTTAACCCTTTTAATGCAGCTTCTTCTAATACCTGTATCCATCGAATCGGTTTTCCTGTTTTGCTCTGTACTTTTGCTGCTTCTTTGATGCAAGCTCGATAAACATTATCGGATATTCTTGCAAAATGTTTATTGCCATTTTCCATACATAGTTTCTTTTTTTTATAAAGAGTTAGGTTCGCTTTTTAATAAATCAATTTGTTGCTGAAGCTCGTCTATTTCCTTTTGATGTTGCAAATCCTTAATCTGCATTTCCAGTAGTCTTATTTCCTCCATTTTTTCCAAATGGCCGCGAACATAACTGTCTCGGCAACCACCATGAAGATATGACAAAATAATCAAAGCTGTAAAAAAGACTATTTCGCTTATCCATCTTTTTGTTTTCATTTTTATGCCCCTTATTTATTAGATTCAGTACCATCGTCATCCTCATTATTATATGCCATTTTAATCTCTTTTTCTCTATATTTCTTAAAGGCAGCTATCTTTTCGGATTTAGAAAGAGAACAAAAAGCGGCAATAGCAGCAGCTACGACCGTACCAAGGCCATCATATTTTTCGCCTTCTCGGTCTAACAATTCAATTATCCATTCGTATAAAAACAAATTCTTTTTAGTTTTTTTAGCCATGTAAATCATTAAACAGACTGAACTTATCTAAACAACAACGAAAAATTAAAGAATTTCGGAAGATTTTTTCTTGACAAATTCACCAGCATAACCGATACCTTCATTATGAATGATTGAGGGAACTATAATGAGCCCAAGCACAATTGACACAATTATTGCAAAAGACTGGCACGGAGGCCTTCTTCGGCTGGTCGGGTCTATCATTCCAAAGTGCTTGGGCAATAGCTCGACCGGCCTTTTTATTATTGAAAACCTCCATGTCAGCCGCTGATATGTTTGGCTGCATGGTTATATATTACCTATTTTAACATTTGGTGTCAAGGGAAAAACTATGTGTGATATGTACGGTCATGGCTTTTATTGGTTCTCAAATGATGCTTGGCATATATACATGAATTTTGAGGAAAATTCTCATTCGTTACAACGGGAAATTCATCCTGAAATTCCTGCCGAAGCTAAAAGATGCGGTTTTGACCCTGTAAATGGTCAGGCGGTAAGCAATGATAGCGGAGAAATGCCGCAAATAGTTAAAGATGAAATCGAGAGAATGTTTGTTACTTATTTCCCCGACCGTGAAAGTCTCAAGCGATGGATACGACATAATTATGGCGCGAATTATGATAGAGAAGAATGGAATTATCAGCTTGGTTTTCTGTTGTCTTCAATAGGAATCTCCAAGGCATATGCAATTGAGGACTGTAAGAAACAGGCCGAGGGCTATAAGCAGGTGGCTGAGCAACCAGTAGTAACAATTAGATGGGATGACCTTCAATGGCTTGAACATTTCCTGAAAATCTTTGACCAGTACCCCAACGATTATTGGAGCGAAAAGAATATTCCAGTCGAGCGCGAATATCAAAAAGAGGTTAAGATTAAGGTAAGGCTTAATTGTTGGCATGAAAGACAGCATAGTTAAAAAATGGAATAAATTTGGTTTTTGGCTTTTTATCTGTGTGTGTATGTCAATTCTTTTTGAAGGGATTTTTGTAGCTTTTTACATTTCATACAAACTATTGTGCATTGATGTAAAATGGGGATTTACGAGTGTTTGTATTTTAGTTGGTTTCATTGTAGGTACTTTAATCTACTTTCAGAAATAAATGGAATCGTTCTTTGACAAGTGAATAGGTGGTGTGCGTGGGATGAAGGGTTGGCCGCGTACCTTAAACGCGAGAACTGGCCGGACGGTTCGATTGCACTTAATGACATACAGGAAAGACTGTAGCTACTATCAAATTGTAAATTTGATTCTTTAACAAATAGCTTGGGGCTATTTATGGCTGCCAGCGACCTAATCGCTGGGGGTACTCCGAATACCCGAATCGCTAACAACTTACATCCGATTGACCGATTAGAAGAACCGCAGAAGCCCGAATAAGAGAATCCCGATTAACCACATCCCAGCACCACCTATTAGAAAGGATAACATTATGAAGCTGGCAGAAGCATTATTGAGAAGGAAAGAGTTACAGGAAAAAGTTGACCGCATTCAAACAATCCGCGAAAAGGATTTGTTTGAGGTCAAAATGAAACGGCAAATGGTCACAGAAAACGTCGAAGATATTATAGCTCAGGTCCCTAAGTTGACTCTGGCCGAGGTTACGCAGGAATACGACCATTATGCCAAACGGCTTCGGCTGATTGATGCAGCTATTCAACAGGCTAACTGGACAACGGAAATTGATATTGATAGTTGCGTCAATGAAGATTTTCCCTTACCAGAAAAAAAGTAATTAAAGATTAGTTCTTTGACAAGTTCATCGGGAAAAGACGCAGTTTGGCTTGCTTAGTCAAATATGTTATAATACGGGTGGATTTGCGATAGCCCGCCAGAAAGGAGGTAAAAATGAATTACACACTAAGTGAGCTAATTGAAGAACACCTATCGGGCAAGGTGGGGCTTCAAGAAAACACAAAAGAGCATCGGCAGTTAGCCTGGCAGAAATTCGTAGGCTTTAAGGATGATGTCAGCATCCATGAAGTCACCACAAAAGACGCCGAGAAATTTCAATCCTATTTACTGACTCTCGGCTTAGAAAGGGTTTCTGTCAACAGCTATATTAAGGCAGTTTCGACTGTTTGGAATTGGGCGGCAAGACATAAAATAATTGATAGCGCCGCAAATCCATTCAGCGAAATCGATTATCTTGCAGTAGCTAAAAAACAGAAAGCTATCTATCAACCTGACGAAGTCGAGATTGCTCTAAGTATTTCTGATTCTATTGAGAAACTATGGCTTAGGCTCGGCTTGGATTGCGGTATGAGAAGTGGCGAGATACTTAATCTTGTTATTTCCGACATCGACTTTATTCACAAGCTTATCTACATTCAGAGAAAAGAGCGAACTGCAACAACATGGCCTTACTCACCTAAGCACAACAAAAGCAGGGTTGTACCAATAACAGATGAATTAGCAAAGCTACTTGTCGATAGAATCAATGCCTTACCTGTCGGCCAACCTTATCTTTGCTTGACAAACAAAGTGTACCAAGCCCGCATTAAAGAGCAAAACGAAGGAAGATTGACTGAGCGGAATCGAAAGACCCCAGACCAGAACTTCCGACGTAAGTTCAGGAACTTGATGCGACGCGCTAATGTTAAGGGTAAAACCCCTCATTGTCTGAGATATTCTTCTGCTACGATATTAGCAGAGCAAGACGTGCCCCTGCAGGATATATCTGCATTTTTGGGACACGCCTCGCTCAAAACAACCGAAGGCTACATTGTCTGCCGCTCCGGCCATATTGACCGTATAAGGTCTGCCCAAGAGCAAATTCGGGGCGACAGGACTTGAACCTGCCGCTCACGAAGGAATTCGGGGCGGCGGGACTCGGACCCGCGACCCCTTGCACCCCATGCAAGTAATCGGGACAAGGGGTAACAGGTAATTTTGTGGGCTATCGCAAATTCATTTGAATTTACCTCCTCCGGTGGTTGGAACTGCCCTCCAACTACCCTTGCCGATAACCGTCAAATCTTTGGGCCTTCTATATGGAATCAATCCCCATTAAAGTGCTCCTAAGTTGAATAGCGGTGTCGGCATGTCATTATCCATTATTTCACTATAATCTTTGAAAAGTTCATCACCCTCCTCCGAAGCCTTGCTTTGCAAAGGGCAGGGCTTTAAGAATAATCCGCCAAGGCTACGGCGGGTTTGTTGGCTGGCAGCAGGGTGGACGGCTATGTGCAATGGCGAGAATGCTCGAAAGGGAACCTGGGCATATAATGTATGATGCCGATAAGGTTACGTCAAAGGGGCACACATAAAGGGAGCGCAAAGCCCTTTGCCTTGCCTGCCAGCCTTTTGTTGAAAGGTAAATATATAGAAAGGTGGTGATGTTTATATGGTGGAACAGAAAACGCAGAATGTTTAATTAAGTTATCGGCATGACCAAGTTTTATTGCGCCGCGCCCAGTACACTAACGGCGGCGGAATATTGAAGTACCCGAAGGCTGGGATAGGGGAAGCAATTATTGATAATGATTATTCTTTATAAGGAAAATTTATGAACCTTAAAATTTTGACCGCCGAAAGGCGGTTATTTGAAAGGAAAATCTATGAAACTCAGAATTTTTATAATCTGTTTGCTAACAATGTATGTTTACGCCGAATGGCCTGAATTTAATAACTTTGGCGGTAGGTTCGGAATATGCAGGGATTGGCATATCGATTGGTATAATATTCCCAGTACAAGTGCTGATTTCATGTCAGGATTACCTTATTTCGGTGAACCCAATGAATACATTATGGCCGCGGTAAACGAAGTGAACGACTCTGAATTTAACGGCGGTGATTTAGGTCTTTGGGCTGTACCAGGCACAGCTTGTATTTATTACGAAAGGCAAGAGCTTTGCAATCTCTGCGACCCTTGTGATTATCTTTATTTTAATCCGGGAATGGTTTTTGTTAGCTGTCTTGAATATCATCCAAATGAGCCAGAATTATCTCTGCCAACACCCAAGATTTACAGTTTTGATTCATTCCTCAATCTTATAGAGGTCAAGGAAGAAAAGGCATTAAGAGTATCGGATAAAAAAATAACCGATATTACTTTTTTGATGGGTGATTTTGGACTTCATCCCAAAATTATGCAGAACAAAACAGATGCCGTTGTCACATGTAGAGGTAATACGCTATTCTTCACTGGCTATGGTTTTTATATTTTCGACGAAAAAGAAACCTACGGTTATCTTGCTTTTAAGAAAAAACAGGATTTCATTCTTTCAGTAATTTATTTGCCGGAAAATACTATCCCGCTCAGTGTAATTCACAAGCCTACTTGGTTTAACAATAGATGGTGCAGATGGGACTTTAACCATCAAATCGAGCCGACCCTGGAAGAATTTTTCGCTACTTGGCTAAACGACCCTATCAAGGAACATAACTTTATTCGATATTCTGAATTAGCTAAAAATAATCAATTTTAATCTTTGAAAATTTAATATGGGCCTAAGGGATAGCGGCGTGGTGTGAACACGCTATGGGATGCGAGCTGGGACACAAGAAGCCTGCGGAATCCAGCTTAACCGAATCAGGCACAGCAGGTAGCGGTTTATAGCCAATCCTGCCTATCTCTGGCCCACCTGTAATCAACGGGCCGAGGTATTAAACATTCCTCTTTCCTCGCTCCCGCCTCGGCCCTGTTATTAAAAAGGTACAGCGGGTGCTGGCCGAAAATTGACAACCAAATATCCCGAAAATAAGAAAATTAACGAAAAGAAAAAGTGAAAAAACTTAGCGTGTTAGGCGGTCAGCATCCGCATTTTGAAAGGAGTATATAAAAATGTTAAATGAACCAATACAAGAATTAAGTCCTACCCCACGTCTTAATTATCCTGAATGGCTACGAAGTCTTGATTTAGGTGCTGGTGTGATTAGGATTGATGAAGCCATTCGAGAATCATCTTCATCGCGCATTCTCGCTGAAATCAATCAAGTTAAACGAAGGCAATTACCAAAAGTTACAGTTGTTATTTCGAGTCCAGGTGGCGGAGCTTATTATTCTTTTGCAATTTATGATGCTTTAAGAGAGTTAAGCCAAGCGGGAACGTCAATTGAAGCTATTGTTACTGGATGGGCAGCAAGTGCAGCAGCAATGATAGTTTTGCAAGCCGCTGATATTCGGATTTCGCGTCCTTCAGCACGTTTTTTATTGCACGAAGCTCGGCGTTGGGTTTTCTGGGCAATTGAACGTACTTCAGACTTAAAAGATGAAGTTGAAGAAATGGAAAGAATCACAGAACGCATATTAGAAATTCTGGCAACTCGATGCAAAAAGACAAAAGATGAAATTCGCAAACGAATGGAAAGACAGGAAGTATGGATGTCTGCTACAGAAGCAAAAGATTTTGGGTTAATTGATGAGATTCAATGAAACTTCTCCGAATTACCTTCTGTATTGTTTTAGCAGCCGCTATTTGGCTCTTACATCAGAACATAGAGCTAAAGCGGCAATTGGAATCTATGCGCTTGCCGAGCCAACTTGAATTGCAGCAAATGTTGATTGACAGAGGTGCGCCGATTGAGGCCGACGGCGTAATAGGCAAAGAATCAAGGTTTTGGTGGGACAAGTTCAAATTTAACGAATTTGCAGAAGTTCACGCACAAGCTGCGGGGATGCGAGAATGAAAACTCTTTTTGACATTCCGTTGGCAAGAAATACTGACCCAATTACCTCTCATATTGCTGCTGACATCATATTGGAGACAGATACAGTTGAAAAGCAGATACAGCTTATGTGCGATTTACTTAAAAGATTTGATAGAGAAACTGGTTGGACCTGGAGAGAGTTAGCAAGAGAAGCTTTTAAGTATCATAAATTTGATAAATCAGAAGATAATCTGGCATACACTTTTCACAGGCGGTCAAGCATAGCAAAAGATAGAGGATTGATTTACGAGCAATTCAAAAGAATATGCGGCGTTAGTGGTTTTCCCGCAAGGGCATGGCGAGCGAATGCAACTTAATTTCTTTTATGAGACAATGACATGGCGAAGAAGAAAGATGAAACTTGTTTTGAATTTGTGCGGCGTATTTGGGGTTCATGTTCAAAAGAAGAAATGGATGGCTTGCTTTGGAGTTGTACTGCTTTTCCTTGTGCTTCACCAGAAATAATCGAAAAACAACTATTAGAAATCAAACAAAAATCTGGCGGTAATTACAAAAAAGCAATGGTTATTGCAGATGAAGAAACACAGGAAGCAATGAAGGACTTAAGTAAAACATAATCCCCATTATGAGAACAACTGAACTACTTTTATGTGTTGATTGTGGCCAGATCATCAAGCTTGGCAGCGAAGTCAATATGTGCAGTAAATGTTATGGTCCGATGCACTTGGATTGTGGAATAGAAAATGAATACGGAGAACTGCTTTGTGATGAATGCAAAAAAATAACTGAAAGGAGACAATAGGATGGCACTGCTAAAAACAATAGGTAGCGACACAGCATTTTTAAAAGCCGGTTTTTTGGGATTCAATAAATCCGGTAAGACCTACACTGCTATATTGCTTGCAATAGCCGCAAAAGAGTATTTTGGCCTTGAAGGTCAAATAGCAATGTTTGATACGGAAGGTGGCTCTGGTTATGTGTCCGATATAGTTAAGGAATTAACTAAAACTGAATTAACAGGTATCAAAAGCAGGGCTTTCTCCGACCTCTTAAAAACAGGCAAGGAATGTTTATCATCAAATATCAGCATTTTGATAGTTGATAGCATTACTCATGTATGGCGTGAATTATGCGACACATATCTTACTACAATCAATAAGAAGCGCCAAGCCAAGAACCCTAATCTCGGACCTCGAACTCGTCTTGAATTTCAGGACTGGAATCCAATAAAAACTGCATGGGCTGAATGGGCTGATTTCTATTTAACTTCGCCGCTTCATATCATTATCTGTGGTCGGGCCGGATACGAGTACGACTTTTCAGAAAATGAGGATACCGGAAGAAAAGAATTAGTGAAAACCGGCGTTAAAATGAAAACCGAAACAGAATTTGGTTTTGAGCCCTCTCTTTTGGTTCAAATGCTGAGAGAAAAAGATTTTGACGGCGAAAAAACCACCCTTGTACGACGAGCGGTTGTTATCGGTGACAGGTTCGGCGTGATTGACGGTAATGACACGAATTTTGCAACTATTAAAGGAAAAGATGGAAAGAAAACAACCACTGAACTTGAAAAAGAACTGCAAGCGGTGAGAACATTTTTTATGCCGCATCTTGAAAGACTACATGGTGTCCATTCTCCTGTGAATGTTAAAGCACAAAGTAAATTAGATGTCGATGACGATGGCAATAGTGAATGGCAACGAGAGAAGCGAGACCGCACTATTTATTGTGAAGAAATACAAGGAGAGCTTGTAAGGCTTTGGCCTGGTCGCACAAAAGAAGAAATAACAGAAAAAGCTGATTTATTAGAACGGGTTTTTGGCACACGAAGTTGGACCAAGATAGAAAATACCGATAGCAATGTTCTGAAAAACGGACTTGATAATATCAGGCAAATAATTAAAGAAAAAGCCGCTCCAAAATCGGTTACGCCACAAGATACATCTGCAAACGGCACAACGATAAAAACGCCGGCGGACGAGATTGAAAAAAGAGATAAACTACAAATTCTTTGCCTTGCTTTCATCGATAAAAATCCTGATTTAAGGATTGCTGACCATCAAGACATAACGAATGAATGGGCCAAATTTAACGCTTCTGTTCTCGGCGGGGATGCGGAAGATTATCTCGAATTTGAAGATGAAACTATGGAGCGACAAACCTTCCGAGCCAGTGCATATAACAAAACCAATCTAAAAAAGCTCAAAGCGGCTATTGATAAATTACCTGAGCCACAAGCAGGGCCTTCTGAGCCGGAAAAACAACCTCTTTACACCTGCACAAAATGCGGGTTCGCCAGTGATAAACCCAAATCGGTCAACGGCGAAAAATCACAATGCCCGAAATGCGGCTTAAATTGCCCTTAGATGGAAACATAGTACGAATGATTTTGATAGGTAGGAAATGGCTAAGACCAATAGATGAGTTTCAATATCAGATTACAACGCCTCTGATGATGCAACAACAAGCTAAATATCTTGGTGAGCCAAGTGAGTCAATGCCAAAATTAGAAAGGGATTTTTTATGAAACTTGCGGAATTTTTGGAGAAAACGAACTCAAAACGGGAAAGTTTGATTGTTTGGAATAGTGCAACAGCCTTAAAAAAAGTCAAGCAGGACGGAGACTCGCTGCGATACGTTAAAGAGCAGACGCCCGAAATCTGCATGGAGGCCGTCAAGCAGGACGGATACTCGCTGCGATACGTTAAAGAGCAGACGCCCGAAATCTGCATGGAGGCCGTCAAGCAGGACGGATACTCGCTGCTATACGTTAAAGAGCAGACGCCCGAAATCTGCATGGAGGCCGTCAAGCAGAACGGATA